AGTTATAGTCCGAGTTATATTTGTGACTGTATCGAGGCCGGGAGCCATTACACTTTCGACTAAACTGAAGGAACTGCCGGGAACTGCCACTTTCCATCTTGGGTTTGAAGAGCCGTCTAAAGTAGTCCAACTAAAATTTACACCTCCAACAGTTTGTTCATTAACACTTGTAGGTGTTGGGTTGATGTAACCATTAATATCAGTTGATTCTATATTGTGACCCGATACGCTAAATGTATAACCTGTCCGGTACTGATAGCTAGTTATAGTCTCGTTTATAACAGATTCAGAAGTCGAGCTAGTCGTACTTGAGCCGGATCTAAACTGAGGCACTACTGGAGTAGCAAAAACCTTGATCGGGTATATAAATACTAGCAGTAGCCAGAGTTTAGTCAATTTCTATGCTGACAGTTGTAGATCCAATGCAGCTAGTACCACTTCCACCAGCAGTACAGGTATGGATTCCAGAGCTAAGACTCGTAAGGGCTAAAGTTCCAGCAGTACCACCAGAAATAACTGTAGTCTGACCTCCAAGTACAGGTAAGGTCGCTATTCCAGAACTAGGTGTAATAGCAGATTGGGTTACATCTCCGGCCTGATAACTTTCGCTGAAAGAGAAGGCCGAGCCTGCGGTTGTCACAGTTTTGTTTGTATTAACTGCTGCTGGGACACCATTACTCAAACTGCCTAAATTAAGTCCTCCTATTGCATTAGTGACAACAGAATCACCTGTTCCTGTAGATGTGGTGACATTGTTTCCGCTTATGCTATACGTTGATGGCGCAGCATTAGTAATTACATAAGGCGAATCTATGGAAATTTGTGCAGAGGTCACATACTTAGCCGTAACATTGGCATATGCTGGTGTAGCTGCAACTGCAAAAAGAAATGGAAGTAGCTTTTTCATTTTTTTGTGGGGTCAACTTTAATTACGTCAGGTTTTGTTGTGACGATTTCTAGTGGCTGCTTTATTATTATAGTTTGTGTACCGCTAGAGGAGTTACCAATATTACCATTCTCGTCTTCCTTCTTTTTCTTCTTAGCTCCCTGCGCTGCATTAACACTTATTCCTAGTCCACCTAAAATATTACCTAACAACCCAGCAGCAAAAGTACTATCTACTCTCGGTTGATCTGGTATGTCAATACCAAATAGTTTATTAGGTAGTTTTATATATCCTAAAGACAACACTAATAAACACCAAGTTAAAATAAAAGCTTGGGCAACAGTAGAAACTAAAAAGGTGATTTTCTCCTGATAGTCAGGCTTATCATCTTCTAATTCTTTACTTTTTTGTGGTATATCTTTGATTTTTTCTTTTTCCATAGGGTTTTTCTGTATAATAGACATATATTGAGGACTCGTAAAGTGGTAGAGGTAGTTGCAGCAGTAGGTGGGGCATTATTAACAGCTTGTTTTGTGTCTGTGGGATCAATATCTTATAGAGGTAGGCAATCGAGAGATGATCTTGTGCGAAATACAACAGCTATAGAATTATTAACAACAAAAATAGATGATATGCACGATGACATGAAAGAGGTTTTTCATCGACTAAAAGAGGTAGAGCTTGCTGTTGTAGAAATTAAGCCAAGAAGATAAATAATGTTTAAAGAATTAATTTGGGTTAAAGAAAACTCACTAAGTAATGTTTTTTGCAATCATTTAATAGATAAATTTGAAAAAGATCCTAATAAACAAGATGGGATGGTTAATACTCTTAAACCAAGACTTGATAAAAAAGTAAAAATAACAAAAGAAGCGACTATATCACAAAGTCTAGATTGGAAAGAAGAAGATAAAATATTGTACAAAGCTTTAAGTTTTAGTCTAGAGGAGTATAGTACAAGTTTAGTAGATATTGGAAATAATATATTATTAGCTAAATACAACTCAGATGATGGTCGAAAACTGCACCCTGCTAATGGTTATGACATAAGAGATACTGGTTATAAAGTTCAAAAATATGAACCAAATTGTTTTTATAATTGGCATCACGATTGGGATATGGATCGTGGTTGGGCAAGAATGTTTACTTATATTTGGTATCTAAATACTATTGACGAGAAAGATGGGGGTTGGACAGAGTTTGTAGATGGTACAAAAATACAACCTAAAACTGGTAGTATTCTATTTTTTCCAGCAACATGGACTTATGTACATCGTGGTTATACAACAAAAGTTCCTAAATATATAGTTACTGGTTGGATTTATGCACAACCAACAGAATAGCCTCTTCCTTTATGACCAGAAGAAGAGGCTATAGCTCTAGATGGATAGGTTGAGCTACTATAAGACTAGCAACTATATAATTTCTATGCTAAAAATTATTGAGCCTATTCTTTTTGCGTTTCTTCGTGGAAAGGCAATAAAAAAACTCGCACTTGATATAGTACGAGCTATGGTTAAAAAAACAGATAACACAGTAGATGATCGTCTATGTGATGTATTAGAAAAAGCTTTGTTTCCGGGCAGATAAATTACTTTTTACCGCCTTTCTTCTTTTTCTTTTTCTTTCCCATTCCTGTTCCGTAATGTCCGGGCATAGTGTGTAAGTGTAACTAAGCTAAGTATAGCTTTGTTGCCTTATTAAACCAGTACGCTAGTCTTAGGTTGGAGGGACTTGTAATGAAACTTGTAATGCCTTGGTCTAACTGGTTTAATAAACAAGCCAAAAAAAGGCGCAAAGTAGAGCCTTGGGTTTTAGCTGACGTAACCTTAGAAGAAGAATTACACGTTGAAATATTTTTGCGTCATATAATAGAAACACTTGATCCTAACGATATACCAGATCTTTTAAGTGCTTTTGCAAAAGAAAATTTTAGGTTGGTAAAAATAATAAATCAAGCTGGAGATCATATTGACAAAATAGATCCTAGATCTTCTTCTCCCAAAAATAAGCGCAATCCTTCGCCCAAACTCCCCCACTAGCTTTACCTTCTGGCATACCAAGGCCACATTCTGCTTTTATTACTAGATGGTGTATGCAATCTATACATAAAGGATGATCTCTACTCATACATCTAGCATCTGCATATAAATATTCTGCTTCTATAAGGGCAGCCTCTAATTCTTTAGCTTCTAATGGTAAATTCAATTTACCTTTTTTTGTTTTTATTTTTACTCTCCATACTGTTGGCTCTTCTTCATAGAGAACCATGCGACCAGCATGATACCTAAGAGAAGCCATTTGTGTATTTATGCCTCGTAATCATCAGGTGGAGGACTTAACCAATATCTTGTACCATTTATAACTCTAAATACATGATTACCGCAACATACAATCTCTCCTAAGTTTTTCTGCTGCTGCTTGCGCTTCTGATCGTGTCTCAAATGTTCTGCTGAGATAGACAGTTTTTCCGTCATAAAACCAACCTTTGAATTTATATGTAAGACCATAATATATTGGCTGGACTCCAAAATGACCTTTGCAGGCTAAATGTGTGACATACAAGATTTTTTATGATTTTTATATCAATTCGTAACTACAGTCTTTCCATCTAGCCTTAATATATTTAACAGCTTTAGCTTGTGTTTCTGCTTGTGTAGATAATTTCATTGGTGCAGTTCCTATTCCTATTCCTTTGACAATAAAAGTAAATTTTTTTGTTTTTTTATCTTTTTTTGGTCTTGTAACACCTTCCATATCAGGTGTCATTGCCAGTATTTCTTTATCCCTAAAATTCTGAGATTGCATTTTCAGCTTCCTCCTGTTCTTTATCAGTAAAATCTCTAATTAACATCTTTGCAACCTTATTTACGTTGTAGTTATGTTTCATAATAATAGTTCTAATATTCTCATCTACCCAATCGCTACGAAGACTTGCAGTATGGTTGTCTGCATATTCAATGATATGATCGTACCCTCTAATATCAGAATCTAATTTTTTTGCTAATTCTTCAAGCTTATTTTCTCTAAGCTTATTTAGCT